TCCGACAATCTTACGCTAACGTCAACGGATGCGGATGCAAACGCTGGCCCTAATGTAAAACTTTACAGAAACTCATCATCTCCAGCAGACGGAGATAGCTTAGGCTTCATCAATTTTTATGGTGAAAATGATGCTGATGAAGAAACCCTATACGGACAAATCAGAGCATCTATAGCTGATGCATCAGATGGGTCTGAAGACGCTAGGTTTATAATTCAAACAGCCGTTGGTGGTACTCAAGAAACTAGCAGGGTAGAGCTAACAGGCACTGAAACTATTATCAACGAAGATAGCAAAGACCTAGACTTTCGCGTTGAGTCTGACGCAAACACTCACGCACTGTTTGTAGAAGGGTCTTCTTCTAACGTCGGTATTGGTACTAGTTCGCCTAGCACGAAACTTCAAGTAACAGGTAATAGTTCAAGCAGAAATACTATTGTTTCTAATGTAACCCTTGACGGTGGTACTACTGTAGCAAATCCATATGAAGGGTTTGGCTTCGGCATTAATTTTATTGGTAGGGATTATGGTAATGCTGTAAGAAATTACGCAAGTATTAATACCTTTATGCAGTCTAAATCTTCATCTTCAGGCGGTGGTGATGCAGGATTCACAACAGGATTAAGTTTCTATACAAATAACGGCGGCGCAAGCGGCACTAATCCTGAAGAACGTATGCGCATAGACTCAGCAGGCAACGTGCTGGTGGGTAAGACTTCTTCGTCTTTCGGAACAGATGGTGTTGAAATTAAAAATGACCAAATATGGTCTACTAATACTTCAAGTGACTGCATATCATTAAACAGAAAAACATCAGATGGTGCTATTGCTACATTCTACAAAGACGCCTCAACCGTAGGAAGTATAAATAATTTTAGCTCTACTGAGTTTGGACTTGTCTCACAAAAGAATTTAGTTTTAACCCAAAACACAACTACCGAAAGAAATCTTGTGTTTAGCAGTAGCTATTTTGGTTCTTTTGGCGCTGATGATGCGACAATTGATTTAGGGCGTTCGGTAGGACGCTGGAAAGACTTCTACTTGGCAGGTGATATTGCACACCTAGATACTGCCGGAAACGCACGATTGCTGTATGACAGAAGCTCTAACCTGCTTGGTAACGCTGGGACAAACTTGAGTTGCGCCAGCGCCTTGGTGGGATCTTCTGGTGCTTCGTTTGGTGAACTGATGACGGTAAACAGTAACGGCGCATCCTACAGCGCCCACCTTTTCGCTACATCTGGGGCTACGGCTCCGCTGATTTGTAGAAATCAAAACGGCGTTAGTGGCACAAGATCGCAAATAATTTTCTATTATGACGCTAGTTCTGTCGGAAGCATCACTTCAACTTCTTCAGGAACGGCTCTTGTCAGTTCATCAGACCAACGCCTAAAGGAAAACATCGTAGACGCTGATGACGCTGGAAGCAAAATTGACGCTATCCAAGTCCGCAAGTTCGATTGGAAGGTTGACGGTTCGCATCAAGAATACGGGTTTGTCGCCCAAGAGCTAGAGCCTGTCTTTAGTCACGCTGTTCACACAGCAGAAGATGACATGCAAACAAAGAGCGTGGACTACGCCAGCTTAGTTCCAATGCTTGTTAAAGAAATACAAAGCCTACGCGCTCGCGTACAACAACTGGAGAATGACTAATGTCTGCAACCTTTGAATGGGTCATCTCAACCCTTGAACGAGATCTTCTTCCCGAAGATATGAATGGCGCTGTGATCGTAGCGCACTGGCGATGCAATGCTTCGCAAACGCAAGGTTCTGGTGATGACGCCGTCACGTTTTACGCCTCGTCTTACGGCACCAGTGGGTTTACCCCAGACCCGTCTGCTTCCGATTACATCCCGTATGCGGATTTGACTGAAGCGGATGTACTTGGTTGGTGCTGGGCGGATGGCGTTGACAAAGATGCGATTCAAACGTCTTTGCAAGCCAACATTAACGGTCAAATCACGCCAACAACCGCTGATGGAGTGCCTTGGTAATGAGCGAAGAGCAAACAATCGTCATTAACGACGAAGAACATAACGTGTCTGAGTTGACTGTTGAAACCCAGATGCACGTTGCCCGTATCGCTGAGATTCGCCAAGAAATCGCACGTCTTCAAATGCAGATTAACGAGCGTCAGGTTGTGTTGAATGCTTACGGTGAAGCTGTTGTCAACGCAGTCAAGTCTGCTGGAGACGAAGAGCTAGAAGCGGAAGTGGTGCAGTAGACTATGGACGTGGGTTCGGTAACCGGATCTGCTCAAGTTAGTTGGAAGCAGATTGCTGTTGAAAAACAAGAGCGTCTGCGTACAGGCGCGGAAGGCGAACCCGTGAAAGAGATGGTGGAGACAATAATGTCTACCTTGTATACCCAAAAAGGTAACAAGATTGAGGCTACAGACCTTGCCCCAACACGAAGGGTAGATACCTCAGTCTAAGAAAAAAGGAGCTAAGTAATCATGGATTTACTTACCATAGTCACGACGGTCACGACGATTGTCACCATTGCATCTTTGATTGCCGCGAGCACCCCGACACCCAAAGATGATGAGTGGATTGCGAAGCTGTACCGCTTCGTTGATTTACTTGCCCTCAACATAGGTAAGGCTAAAGACAAGTGACGCCCACTGAAAAAGCTATAGCGAAGATTGAAGCGCATGAGAAAGAGTGCGCTATCCGCTATCAAGGTATTGAGCAGCGCCTCCAAGATGGGAGTAAGCGGTTTGATCGCCTTGAGCTAATGATTTGGGGCGTATATGTCACGGTGATTGTTGCAGTAGCTTTGCCGCAGTTTATGGCCTAACCATGATTGGTGAAATCGCAGCTATCGTAGCTGGCGTAAATGCTGCTACCAGTGCGATAAAACAGATCGCTGAGACCACCGACGACATCTCCAGTATTTCTAGTTTCTTATCGACTCTTGGTGGTGCCGAAGTCGAGCTTCAACGTGCTCAGAATGAGGGTAAGCTGTCAGAGGCGGATGCCGTAAAAGCGGCTTTGGCAAAAAAACAGATCCAAGACACCATGCGCGAAGTCCGTGACCTATTTACCGTAAGCGGAAACGGTGACCTTTATAAAGAAGCGATGGCTTCGATGGCTGAAGCTAGAAAGGCGAAACAAGCAGAACTGGCGCGTAGGGCTGCGGAAAAGAAAAAGTTTTGGAAAGAAGTTAAAGAATTCGCAGCGATTGTCGTTGTGTTGATATTTCTGCTGCCCATGACGCTGGCATTGTTACTGGGTTGGTTGACAAGGTAATGATGGCGTTTTTATTGGTTGTGGTGGTAAACGGTGAGCCAATAGCCGATCAGTTTTACTTCCGTGACATCACACGGTGTAACACGTTTGCGTACTATGTCAGTACGGGCAAGACTAAGATAAACAACCGCTACCAGATGCAAGAGAACATAACGGCTTACTGCATTCCGAAGCGGGTGGGAGCCAACACAAAAACTTGGGATTAGTATGGCAGCAAAACGTTTACAAGAAGGAAGTGAATACGCCGAATACGATGCGGATGGGGATGGCGTTGTTACTGATGACGAACTAAACACAAGCAAAGAGCTACAAGAGCTACGTCTACAGCATGAACGTGCTGATGCTCAACGAGCCATGAGTTGGTTCGCCTTGTGGGGAATGTTGCTGTACCCGTCATTAGTTGTTGCATCGGAGCTTTTCGGGCTGGCGCAGGCAGCGACGATTCTAGGTGATATGGCCGCAGTCTACTTCGTTTCCGTTGCGGGTATACTAGCTGCGTTCTTTGGCGCTCAGGCGTGGTCAAACAGGAAATAGATATGAGTATCGTTGCATCGTTAGTAGGGCCAGTTACAGGGTTGTTGGACAAGTTCATAGAGGACAAGGATCAAAAGAACGCCTTGGCCCATGAGATTGCCACTATGTCTGAAAAGCACTCGCATGAGGCGCTCAAAGGCCAGCTAGAAATCAACAAGATGGAAGCCGCACATAAGTCGTTATTTGTAGCGGGATGGCGACCTGCTATCGGCTGGATCTGTGCATTAGGGCTGCTGTACAACACTATTATCGCCAATATCCTCGGTATTTGGTTTGCGGTGCCGGAAGTAGATACAACGCTTCTTGTGCCCGTTATGATGGGAATGTTGGGTCTGGGCGCTATGCGTTCCTACGAGAAGGTTAACTCCGTCGCACGGGAGAAGTAATGGGCGATTTAGTTGAGATGGTAAAACGCCATGAGGGCGTCAAGTCCAAGGTGTATTTGTGTACTGCGGGTTTTGAAACCATAGGCGTAGGCCGAAACATCTCAGAGTCTGGCTTGGGTCTATCTCCCGATGAGATTGACTACTTGTTACATAACGACTTAGAGCGTTGTCACCAAGAACTGCGAGATGCGTACTATTGGTACGGGGGGCTGAACAAAGCTAGACGAGATGCTATGGTCGATATGTGCTTCAATCTAGGTATTACGCGGCTGCGAGGGTTCGTTAATGCGCTAGAAGCCATGTCCCGTGAGCAGTTTGATATTGCTGCGGATGAATTTATGGATAGCCTTTGGGCCAAACAAGTCGGCAACCGTGCTGTAGAGGTAACGGAGATGATAAGGACGGGGGAGTATCGCTAATGCCTTTGCAGAAGTTTATCTTCAATCCGGGTATCAACAAAGAAGGCACCAACTATACGGCAGAAGGTGGGTGGTTTGATGGCAATCTAATGAGGTTTCGTAAGGGGTTGCCAGAAAAGATAGGGGGTTGGGTGAAATACCTGACCGCATCTTTTAACGGAACTGGGCGAAAGTTGCTTGGTTGGACTTCTCTGAACGGTACAAACCTATTGGGGCTTGGAACAAGAACCAAGCTTTATATACAGTCCGGTGCCAGCTATAGCGACATTACTCCAATACGATCTACCACGGCTGCTGGAAATGTGACTTTCGGGGCCACAAACGGCTCTAGTTCTATCAATGTGACAGATGCCGCCCATGGTGCCGCCAAGGGTGATTTTGTTACGTTCAGCGCAGCGTCCTCTTTAGGCGGCAACATAACGACTGCGGTTCTTAATCAAGAGTACGAGATTGACTCAATTACTAGCACCTCCGTATATGTCATTACAGCAAAGGACACATCTGGAGCGACAGTCACTGCAAACAGCAGCGATACTGGGAACGGCGGTAGTTCCGTTGTAGGGGCTTACCAAATAAATGTTGGCCTTGATGTGTTTGTTTCTGGCACAGGTTGGGGTTCGGGTGCTTGGAATATTGGCACTTGGGGTTCTTCCAACGCATTGAGTTCATTGAACCAGCTAAGACTGTGGTCTATGGATAGTTTTGGTGAGGATTTGATTGCCAACGTGCGGGCCGGTGGAATTTACTATTGGGACACAAGCGCAAAGACTTTGGGCACAGACCGCGCTGTAAACATTTCAGAGTTGTCGGGTGCCAACTTCACGCCAACGGTCGCCCTTCAAGTTTTAGTATCGGACATTGATCGGCATGTCATTGCTCTCGGCGCTGATCCGATAAACGACAGTGCAACGGCAAGAACAGGTTCTTCTGACCCACTTTTGGTTGCGTTTTCTGATCAAGAGAATCCCGCCGAGTGGTTTCCTACATCGACTAACACGGCGGGTTCTTTGCGTTGTTCTGTTGGGTCGCAAATAATTGGCGGATTACGAGCGCGGCAAGAAACTCTGATATGGACTGATGTTGCGTTGTACAGTCTTCAATTTTTAGGTCCTCCTTTGACTTTCGGTCTAAATTTAATTAACGAAGGCGTTAGCTTGATCGGGCCTAATGCACCGGTAAACACGCCCTCGGGTGTTTTCTGGATGGATAAAAAAGGTTTTTATGCGTATAACGGTGCGGTACAGCCGGTCCCTTGTTCGGTACATGCCTACGTTTTTGATGACTTGAACGAAGGTCAATCGTTTCAAGTTTTTGGGTTTTTAAATAAACAATTTGATGAGGTTGGTTGGTTTTATTGCTCTGCTGACTCTACGTCTATAGACAAATATGTCACCTACAACTACGTTGAACAGACGTGGGCTATCGGGAACTTATCCCGAACTGCATGGCTTGATGAGGGACTTGAGAGCTTTCCTCGCGCCACTGGTTACACCGATGGGAACAATTACCTTTATTCACACGAAACGGGTTTTGATGCGGATGGCGCTCCTATGGACAACGTGTTTGTTGAAAGCGGTGACTTTGATTTGGGCGAAGGGGAAGAGTTCCAGTTCATTCGTAGATGTATCCCTGACGTCAAGTTCACGGGAGATTCCGGTAATACTCAGTCGATTAACTTTGTTTTAAAAGCTAGGAACTATCCGGGCGAGAGTTTGACCACTGACCTAACTTCTTCGTTTACTTCGACTACGACAAAAATTAATACGAGAGCAAGAGGCCGTCAGGCGGTTGTTCGCTTTGAGTCGGATGACAACGCTGCCACGGGGGATCGTTGAGGGGTGGGTTTTAGAGTGGGCGGTACTCGGTTAGATTTACAACCTAATGGCCGAAGATGAGCAAGCTTCTACAAGGTAGACTGCCTTTTGTCACCGGTAATCAATCGGTGGACGGTGCCACATTTAACCGTGCTGTTCGATTGCTTGAGATTAGTTTAGGTGCTTTTGACCCAGACGCTACTCCACAGTTTACCTCTTTAGAAAGAGACGTTTTAAAGTTTGACGCGGGGTCTTTGATTTGGAACCCTTCGGTAGGCCAACTTCAGTATTTCGATGGCACGGAATGGCGTGTTATTTCTGCTAGATCTTTAGCGGAAGAAAACCCTTTGCAAGCGGAAGGTAAGGTAGGATCGGTTCAAGTACTCACTAATGGCGATGTAGTCGTCGCGGTGACGGGCTGATCTAGTTTTAATAGGCTAAAATAGGCGTATACTAAGGACATGGGACAAGCTGCACTTAAATACGATGAGTTTGAGGAACTGGATCAAGTTCCTATACCGGAAGGCGGTATCGCTACCTTTTTGACGGCTGAAACCGGCTCTTGGGCCGATGACGACGATGATGTGCCGCCAAAAGGCATTACAAACGTCGTAAAAATAGCTGACAAGCTAGCTGAATATGGCCGTAACGAAGACGAATACATGGTTCACGCCGCCGAAGGCGAGACTGTGATCCCTATGGAAGTCTTCGAGCAGAACCCCGCCCTTAAAGAAAAGCTTTTTGCAGAAATGCGCATCATGGGCATTGAGCCAGAGCGTTACGTTGTAGGTAACGAGCTTAACTCAATCAACCCTGTGACCGGTCAGCCTGAATTCTTCTTGAAGAAGCTGTTCAAAGGCTTGAAGAAGATTGTCAAAAAGATTTTGCCAGTTGTAGCGACGATTGCTTTAAGCATGTTCATGCCTCCTCCGATGGCGGCGGCAATTGTTTCTGGCGCACAAACAGCAATTGCAGGCGGAAGCTTAAAAGACAGTTTGAAAGCAGCGGCCATAGGCGGTATTTCTAGCTTTGCCGCAGGCAAAATTGGAAATGCCCGAGGTTGGGCTGAAAACAGCGCCAAACAAATGATGACTCAATCGGCTATTAACACCACGCTTTCTGGTGGAAAACCGGTCGATATCTTAAAAAGCGCCGCCGTAGCGGGTCTTACGACGAAAGGTCTGGAGATGGTTCGCGGCAGGACCGCAGCCGAAACCACCCCAGAAGCAGACGTAGCTCCTCAAGTAGATACTAAACTGGGCGAAGCCCTAAGCACCGACTTGGACGTAATGGACGCTACTTTAGCTAAGACAGGGGACCTTTCAACTGCCGGTGAACCGGGGACAACAACAGAGGTCTTGCCATCCGGTGAGCTACAGAGCATGCTGAAAAACATGGAAGTTTCCGCTGACGCCACCGGTTCGGTAGCTTCAACGCTTCCGGAATCTGTCGATGCCACCGCGACTGAAGTAACCGGCATACGTTTACCGGGCACTCAGCCTCCTGTTGATGCGTCTCTAGAAATGTTTCCCGCATCACAACAGCTAGTTACGGACATAGACACGACCTTGGCTCAAAACACCGACATGATAGAACAGCTTAGGGCTGGCCTACCCGCAGAAAGTGGTGCTCCCGCCTCTGACGGTGTTACGGGTGCCGATGCCGCTGCGGGTGCCGATGCCGCTGCGGGTGCCGATGCAGGAGCCGGAGCCGACGTACCGACTTTAGAAAGTTTGCAAGTGCCCGGAGCGTTTGAAAGCGTTGGAGATATTTTTACGGGCATAAAAGGTCCTGACGGTCAGCCCGTAGGTATGTTTGGCGGAAGGCTTCAAGCACTCAGGAACCTTTTTCTTCCCACGGGAGAGATTGATGCCGATGGGGTCGATAAATTTCTTACAAACAAGTACGGGCGTGCTCCTACCGCTATCGAAACCGATGCATTTATAAAATCCAACACCGGTTTGGGAATGAGCGCCTTGAGAAAGTACGGCCCCGGCGCTGCCGCAGTGTTGGGAATGAGCGCCTTATCCAAGCCGGAAGAGGTAGAAGGCATCAACATTGATGATATACCTACCGGTCAAGATCTTATTGACGCCGACCCGTCTCAATACCGAATATACGGTGACGACTTTGTTTACCAACAGCCGCAGTTTACTGTGACTCGTTCGGCGGGCAATATGTTT